AGCCGCATGCAGGGCTGCCATCTCCGTAAACTTGCTGTTTGATTCGGTGATTGGCAGGCAGGCAAGCAAGGCAAGTTTGGTTGCAAATGCCTCAAAAAATGTAGGTGAGTAGATGCCCTCGTCCTCGATCCTGCGTACACCAGCGCAAAATATAACTTTCTCGTTACACCATATCTCACGGCCAACTACCTCATGTGGTATCTGGTTGCGCGTCATATCATCAAACCTGATGGCTACCGAATTACGATCAACCCGGGTTACGCGAATTATGTCGCTGGGTATCGGAAAGGCCTCATTCCAACCCCATGGCGGTGCAACCGCTGACTGTGCAGGCATAAAGAATTTCATTGCAAATGACCATTCCTGCGACTCCAGCAGACCATCGCGGGCTGGATAGTAGAAGCTGGTCATTACCCGCGCTTCATCTGAATCATCTTCAAGTGAAGTTATGGGCTTGGCGCCAAGTAGCGACAGGGAATAGTTCACCAAATCGATACGAGCTGACATGACGAACCTCCTTTCATGGTAGTGCTATTGCCCAGAATGATGCCCACCTGTCATTGAGAGCACCGGTATGTGCGAAATTGCCCAGATAGGCATAGGCATCGGTGTTGAAGTTGCCGGTGGCGGTACCCAGCAGGGTAATAGCAAACACTTCCAGCCATGCATCATTGACTTGCGGAGATGTAGCACCTTTGAGCGTCAGCCACTGAATCTCCAGATCATCAATATTGTTATCTGCAGAGGCCAGTGCTGTTTTCAGGGCATCACGCTTGTCGTCATTGACTGACATTTACGCGGCTGCAAGTTTACCGATCCGCTCGAACCAGACTTCCAGCAGGCGTTTGACCGCCGTGGATACAGAAGCCCCCGGAAACGGTTGAAACAACTGGCCGACATACAGTCGTATTGCATCATTACTGGGTGGTGCAAAACTCACATCTGTAAAGGTGACGATGTCAGGCTTGCGCGGCACCTCTGTTGTAAATGAAGCGTTGGCCATTAAGTAATTGCCGAGATTTGCGGTTGGTGTACCATTTTCTCTCACCCGCTCCAGCAGGTCATTGACCACCGCAAATACGGACTGCTGAATGTTAGGCTGGCCGGCAAGGGCCTCACCCACCCATAGGGCAATCTCGATGTCAGCAACCGTTACTGAGGCAGCAAGTGGCTGAGTGAATACCACATCAGCCTTGCCCTCAGATCCAGCACTCATTTTCATCAGGCTCATTTCTTGCTCCTCTTCTGCATGGCGTCCATGCGCTGTTGGTCACGCGAGCGGCTGTCCTTTTTACCGACCTTCTTTTTACTGACTCTCTTCTTTGGCATTTCAATTCTCCCTGGAGGGGTAACCCCGCCGAAGCGGGGTTACCAGTGGGCTTATGCGTCTTCTAAATACAATCTGACGATATGCTCGTCCTCAACCCTCACTGCTCCGAGGGTGATTTCTGCATAGGGACGCCAGGCATAAGAATTGGACGGGTCCTTGGCTACTTCTGCATGAATATCCTGCGGTACATGCAGGCCAATGGCCTTCATCGTACATGCGAAACAATAAATCTCATCAGTCAATGGAGCGACCAGATCATTCAGCAGTGTCGATGCGATCCAGGTGAAGCCCAGCCAGTTAGGTGCAATACCGTACTGTTGTAACTGTTGCGCCTGGACGTAGTCAGCGCTGGTGTTTTCGGTCAGGTTCATCAGTTGCCTGATCTGCTTCGGACCTACGAAAAAGGCCTTAGGAACTTCAGGGAATATGTTGTTATTCATAAACAACTCTTGCGCCTGGGTAATCAGATCAAACGAAATGCTCTCCGCACCGGTGCCAAGATTCTGGCCAGCCGGGAAGGCATCGGTTGAGCCATCACCATTCAACGCTGTGGCCTCAGTGGCAGCACGGATGATGGTGCGGTCAAACTGGCGGCGCATTGCATAACCGATGGACTCAACCAGGTTGGATACTGGATCAACCAGCATCTGCACCGGTGATTCGATGGCTACGTGCTCACCCGCGTTGAAGGTTGCAGCAACAGAAACACGCCTGCTGAATTGCCTGTCATTAGTGGGGGTTGCAATAGGTGTGCCTGCATAAGCCACCTTGGGTGCGGCTTCGGCAAGGGCGAGACGTTCCCAGTTGTGGTTTTCGGATCCGACCCCGCGCTCGGTAGCAAAATTACGTACGCGGGAATTTTCCTGCTGGGCAAGATGGCGAATGTTCGACTCAAAAGTATCGATGTATACCTGGTCAATTTGCTGCGGCATGATAGCCTCCTTATCAAAGATTGAATTATCTGAGATAAGTCCGCTATTACGGGTCTCGGTGGTTGTTTACCGGGGTCTTGCGATAATCCCGCTGGCTTTATTCTACGCTATGCATGCACGCTATTCAAACCCCACCACTATTGGTTGCATCACGGGCATACAATTCCGGATTGGTCAGCTTTTGCATTTCAATCATGCGTTTTGTCAGCTTGTCCTTGTCTGACGGTACTTTGTTTTCGATTATCTTCTTGCGTAGTTCAGTAACCCGGGAATGTGCTTCTTCTGGAGTAAACTGTGCCTGCGGTGCGTTGGGTTGGCTATGTGCCTGTGCTCCCTTACCCTGCAGCGCCTGGGCTACCTTGTATAAACCCTGGATGGCAATGTTGTTGAGTTCGTTGAGTTCACCAAACTCGGCAAAGAATTCATTTTTGACCCACTCAACCTGCTTCATGCGACCATCAAACGCAGCACCCCATGCGGTTTTGAGTTCAGTATCGTTTTCCTGCCTGGCCACCGATAGCTCATCATTCTGTGCGCTGTACTGTTCGGTGAGGTTATCCAGCCGTTTCTGAAACTGGCGTGGTGTCAGCTCTTCTTTTAGTGCATCAGCCCGCAGAACATCCATCCATTCGGCCGGCAGCTCGGTATCCTTGATGTTGTAATCAGCGGCCTCTGCGGGTACACCAAGGTAGGTCAGGTAGTCCTTGGTTGCGGCCTCATCGGTAAAATCAGGCCTGAGCATCAGATCATCGTGCACCTTCATTATCTTATCACGGTTGGCTGTACGCTCATCATCGCTGGCGTCCTCTGAGGACAAGCGGATCATGTTGCCTTGTTTGGCTTTGAGATCAATCAGGCCCTGGTAGGCCGCTTCGGGTGTTTCGAAATTACGCAGAGTTGCGTCAGTTTTTAGTTCTTCAGATAGGTCGTCTTGCCAGTCACTCATCGATCATGCTCCTTATGTAAGATATAACCTCAAACGCCCCGTTTGCCGATAGCGTTGCATACGGATCCACAACACCATTGATCTTTTTGATCAGGCTGGGTGGTGAGAATGTGCGCTCTATATCCTTTAGCGCCGCTTTACCTGCAGGTGTCAACGACCATTCGCGCCAGGCTTTCTTTACTTCAACCCGGCGGTCCTGTGCTTCCTTGACCGCCTTACTCACTGCACGGCCTCAAGGTTGCCACCCGCCTGTTTCATTGATTCAGCGCCTTTACCGGCGGCTTCGAGCGCTTCACCGCCCACCCTGACAGCCTCGGCCTCGGCAGCTTGCTGTTGCTGCTGCTGACGAGCGCTGCGCTGTTCATCTATCTCCTGTTTTGTCCGCACCACCACTGCTGGAATTCCCAGCAGCTCAGCCTGGGTACGCCAGTACTGATCAACATCGGGAATATCCAGCGATTCGGGCAGGAACTGTGCTGCTTGCTCAATGCCAGCCAGCCAAATCTGCATGGCCTGTGCAACCTCACCCTTCTGCGCTCTTGGTAAGGGACCAATGTATTCAATATCCAGCTCCTGATCAGCGATCACTTCGGGCATTTCTTCAAAGCGTCCGTTGCGTAACATGATTGAAAACAGGTTTTCTATAACCGGATTCAGAAAGTCATTTTGTAGCCGTCCAAGGGTTGGCGCCATCAGCCGCAACATCCGCTCATACCTGACGTTTACCTCGGTGGCTGTCATGGCCGGTGATTCTTTCAGGTCCAGCTTGTCAACAAACAATGTTGACCTGATAGAGCGCTGCAACCGGTCAATCTCAGCATCTGCCTGGAAGAAATCAGCGCCCATATCCATTGGGCCAACCTCATCCATATCAGATACCAGCGTCAGGCCACGCGGACGCAGATCAAGATCACCTATAACACCACGCTCGGTGGTTTTTTGCGGCGGCGCCAGGGCAATAGCTCTGGCCTCAGATGTTTGTGCTACTACTTCGTTTAGCTGCAGGATATCCGACAGGGCAATCAGTGCGGGTGAATAACCCCAGCGTGAACCTGCTACCTTCTGCCAGCGAATAACCATCGCCGGGAATTCATAGTAGCCACCCTCTTCAAGTATGTTTGCGTCCTTGTGCATAACGTATTTGTAGGCAACCGGGCGCACTTCAGGTGCTAGTGGTCCGGTAACGTCAGCATCTGCATGTTCTTCGTCGTAGTAGACGCAAAACACCACGATATGCTTTTGGTCTACATCGCTGGCTGAACCTTCCTGCATGTACTCGTCCGGTATATCTTTAAACCGTTCTTTAAGCTGCAGGCTGGTATAACGCAATCTCCTATATACCCTGTACGGCGTACCATCAGACTTCATTTCAAAGTATGAATCAACCATTGGGATAGCGGTAAAGTCGATACCTTTCCACTCGGTTTCGGACTTGGGTTCCATCATGATAATAGCGGTGCCAAACGATACCAGGTCCAGGTATATTTCAGCGGCCTCGTTGTTGAAGTCGGACTCGAGCAGTGTCTGGCGCTCGCGCTCCTCGGTGGACTCCAGCCATTCTTTGGCTTCTGCGTCGCTGTTGAGTTCTTCACTGCGGAAGCGTAGTTTGAACCAGGGGGCTGAGGGTGGTGTGAGGTTGCTGTGCATCTGAGAGGCAAGCAGGTTGCAGGCGACGGGTGCGGTTGAGTCATAAATTGATCTGCGTTTCCACTCGATTTCATTTTCCGACTGCAGTGGCCGGTAGAATTCACCGCGTTGGGGTACACAGTATCTTTCTACTTCCTGCAGAGTGTTATCAAATGTTTTTCGGAGTGATTCGAGTGCGTTGTAGCGTTGCCTTATTTCTGTGCCCTTCATAATCTTTGCAGTCCTGATAATACTTTGGGTTTAACAAAACCGTTTGGACGGGGTTCCTGATAGGCGACACACATTAACCCAAATGCGTCAGCAGCGTGTGATGCCCAGTCGTGCTCCGGTCCAAGCCCTATGTTTCTGATAGCATCTATCTTTTCATGATACCAGCTTAAAGCTTCGATGCCAGCCGTACAAGTTTCAGCATTAAACCACATGCGTGGAAACAGCCTGCGCACCTCTTCAATACGCTTGCCGGCTGCACCTGTGCCCTGGTTGGGAATAACAGTAACTTTATAACCTACCTCACGGAAGGCTGTTTCATAACTGACGCGATATATTCTGTCATTAGTGGCGCCATCATGTGGCAGGAATATACTGGCTTGCTCAGCATCATACTGATTGCTACGTAACCAGGCCAGGTGCGTACCAATCTCCTGACCCTGTGCTTCGTAGTAATTCAGGATGCGGATTTCACGGGCTACAAACTGTACGGCCCAGATGGCGAACGCATCCGACTTGGCGCCGGTACCGCCGATATCCACAAATAGGTTGATCGGCAAATATGGGTCTGCTGCGACTCTGCCTATTCTGCCCTCTTGTTTTGCTTTGGCCAGTTGGGAAGCAAAGTATGCGCCCTTGGTAATGCCAATGTAATCGCCCTCCCAGATATGCTCGTACTGATCGGGATCGTTATTCAGACAGTCCAGGCGCTCTTGCTCAAGGACGGATGGAAACCAGGGGTTGTCTGACCAGTTGGCATTGATAACGATGGACCCGGTAGGCATGGTGCCCTGTCTTAGCATGATATCGACCGGATCATTCTTTCTGCGCGGGTTCCAGCTAAACCATAATTCAGAACCTTCACCACGTATCGTTGGCCGGAGTAATTCTAGTGAGCGCGCGGATAATGTCTGTGCTTCTTCTACCCAGGCGGTGACAAAACCTTCTAGTGACTTGATTGATTCTGCGGTACTGTCCTGCATGCCCTGGAAAGTAATTACCCCGTCTCCAGGTGTTTCGATCAATTCTTTGTATACCTTAAAGCCGTGCTTTTCAGTCAGCTTGAATTCCTGCAGCTTATCTTCGATCAGGCGCTTAGCTGATTCTTTGAGTGAGCGCTGGACTTCACGGATACAGACTTGTCTTATTCCACCTTCCAGTGAGCGATCAATAATAGCGCCTGCAAAGTGGTGTGATTTACCGGAGCCTCTGCCTCCGTATGCGCCCTTATACCGGCTGGGCTGGCACAGTGGTACGAATACCTTAGCTGTCGGTATCTTTAGTTTCAATGATGGTGCGCTCTACTGCGGTTATGTTGACGTTGCCGGTGTGCTCGGTTTCGATACGATCTTTCCAGCCAAAACGGTTTTTCATGTTGAAGATCCACATGGTGGCATTTGCTGCTACTTTTCCCTCTGCTCCAGCACGGCCTAACTTACGCCACCATTGCTCGGATAATTCCCTGCCTTTCTTTATGGTTACCCAAAATTCTTCTTCTTCTTCAAGCCATCTATTCCAAAGGTTATTTGAGAATGATTCACGCATTTCATAGATGAGACAACGTGCTTCTACGTCGCTTCCCCCTTCTTCATATAAATCAAGGATTTGCTGTTGCCAGCCTTCTGGAAGATCGAGTGGTGATTTAGGTCGTCCTGCTGGCATCAGATACCAAAGGCCATGGTAGTGGGTAGTGTGCTGATCATTTTACTATCTCTCCGAGCACCAAACGGGCAAACCCAGCAGCAAGTCGTGAGTTTGCATTTTGTACGCCTGAATTTTTCAGAGCCAAAGCGATCCGGGCAGCTTCCGCTTTTGAAAGCCGCTTATGGTTTTCGTAGCGGGTGAGCAATTGTCTTGCTGCCGCTGAAGTGTTTAACCGCTTTGCCATTTTCATACACCATAACAACATCTTAACACGATCCGGTTGTATTCGTTTTATCGAAAATTCTAAAATAATCCCATAAAAGGCTTGCTATTACCTACAGCGTATGT